TAAAGATATTTTGGGCGGTGGATATTCTGTCATGCGTGTCTATACCGAGTACACTGGCGCACGCACTTTTGATCAGGATATTAAAATTGGGCGCGTTAATGATCCGACCATGTGTGGTTTTGATCCTGGTGCTGAAAAGCCGCACAAGGGAGATGGGCGTTATGCGTTTGAGTGTTATCCAATTACCAAAGATGATTTCGAAGCCCAATTTCCCGACGTCGAAATAAAAGAAAATAACATGTCGCGCGCACACGACGGTATCAGATGGCAATGGGAAGACGCTCAAGGTAACAAGTTTTATATGCTATGCGATTACTACGAGTTTGAGGATAAGCGCGTTAAGCTACATTTAATGGGCGCTAATGAGGTTTTAAAAATTACAGAAAATCAAGTGATGACGGACGCAGAATTAAAAGCGTTTGAAGCTAATATCCCTGCAAATGCGCCAGTGCAATTACCACTTGTCCCAAAACAATCTGAGTGGCGCGTTGATACCAGTGTTGTTCGATATAGATTATTCGGCGGTGGTTTTACTGAAAACAAGAAAAAAACGGACTTTGCGTATTTGCCATTGATATTTGTTGACTGCAATAGCACTACGATAAAAGGCAAACAAACTACACGATCGTACGCACAACAAGCTGTTGGTACGCAGCGCGCTAAAAATATTATGGCAAATATGATGCTGGGTGAGATACAAGATGTACGCCGTACTCGGTTATCGATTTCGCAAAGTGCGTTGCCTGAAAATCCTGTATTTTTGCAGGCTTATATTAACCCTCAGGAAAATTACGGCGCAATGGTTTACAAAGATTTTGACTTGGAAACCGGACGTCAATTGGGCGGTCCTGTCATTTTACCAAGCGCACCAATACCGCCAGAACTATCAGCCGCATTTAACAACATGGACGGCACGTTGCAGACGATCTTAGGTAGCTACACGGCGCAACAAGGAGCGATGCCTAGCAACATATCAGAGGAGACTTTATTAACTGGTATCGGTCAATCTAATGCCGCGTCAAAACCGCCAACTATTAACTACACAGCGTCAACAAATCAGCTGATAAAGGTTATTCTAGACTTGATACCTAAACTCTATATCACGCCGCGCACTATGCCGGTAATCGACGCATCAGGTAACCGCACGTTTTCTTTTGTTAACGATCCTAAAAACAAGGACAGTTTATTACGCTACGAGCCAAACTGTTTAGATCTATACGTCACTACTGGCGTTAGTTTTTCCAGTCAAAAAGATAAAGCGCTTAAATTGCTATCTCAATTATCGCAAACAAACCAAGGCATAAATAAACTATTATCTACGACTGGATTGCCGATATTGCTTAAAAACGTGGACTGTAAAGGGAGCGACGAATTACAAACAATGGCGCAAGAAGAGATCGCCGCTGCTAAAAATGCGCCGCCGCCACCACCACCACCAGAGATTGCTATTGCACAAAAAAATCTACAGCTTAAAGAAAATCAAATGCAGCTTAGTCATCAGCAAAAAATGGCGCAAATTGAGGCTGATCGTGAAAAAACACAATCTCAACAAACTGTTGAGACTATGAAGATGCAGCTTGAAATGGCTCGTATGGTAAACGAGCGCGAAGAGCTGGAGGTTGAATTGTCTATTTCTCAAGATGCAAATGCACGTGAAGGTATCAATCAAAAGATCAAACTTAGAGATCAGGCAATGAGACAAATGCAAATGATGATCGATACACACGTGCGTATGATTGAGCATCATGGTAAAATGCTGACTCCAAAATTAAATTAAGAGAGGTATTAAATGACGCTATATAACGACGAGTTAAAGATGCGGATAGAAAAGATCAAGCACGAATATTTTACCGTGCAGATATTAAAAGATATCGATGCTAAATGTGCTAAACCAACCTTGCACAACGAGATCAACGAGGCTATAACACGCCACTCAGCCGCACTAATAGACGCAGCCGCGTACATAAGTGCGCCTAGGGTTAATCCGTTTGATCAAAATCGATTACCGGCAAGCCCAAATAACGGGACTATAACAAACGATGTAGTAAAAAATGTAAACAACAATGAGGAGAAATGTAATGAAAGAGAAACACGTAAAGACGCCATTAAAGGCTGCGAAAGCAACGAAGACAACCAAAGCAACCAAATCAGCAATGCCAACAAAAAAGGAAAAAAATAATGACTACTCAAGAGTTAATCGTTAATCCAGCAGATATTTTGCCTAAAGTTAGCGCGGAAATGGCAGCATCGTTTAGAGAATTCTCAGATATCTTTGAAGACAAAAGTATCGAGCATTTTAAAAATAAAGAAATTGCCAATCAATTGCGCCAAAAGCGTTTAGAAAGCCAGTCCGGCAAAAACGTTGAATTTAGCCAAGAGGACGCTAGCAAACTATCCGATATTTGCACATTGTTGCATATCAATAATTGCTACTTGGGCTTTGTTAATTTAAGACTGCAAAAGCTTACAAATGATTACGTGTCAGCTAATAGCGATTTTAAATTACTGGAAGAATAATAAGCTAACAAATAAAAAGCCGTTGCGACAATCAACGGCTTTTTTTTGCCTAAAATAACCTAAGTAACCACCACTTTTAAATTAAGATAGCTTTTGTTGACAAGCGTTAATTAACGCGCAATATTAAATTCACTAATTAAAAATTAGGATTCCTGAGTTCTGAAGGTTTCAGATCTAATACTAGTAATTGCTAGGTTGTACCGTGACACGGGTAACAGTCAGAGGACGTATGGATATTAATAATGCGGCGATCCAGCCAGTAGAGCAAACGAGCGAAAAAATGCTAACGCAATCAGAGGTTAACTCGATTGTTGCGGCAGAGAAAAGAAAAGCGTATGAGAGAGGGATATCTGAACTGCAGGCGCAGTCACTACCAACGTTAACTGCTCCAGTACCGGCAACAGCGCCACAAGCGCCAGCGCCAGTGATTGATGTAGATGACGCGGTAGCTAAAGCGTTGCAGAAGCAAAAAGAAAAAGAAACTAAGGACGCTCAAGAGCTTTTAATGCAGCAAAACGTGCATAAAACTCTATCTAGTTTGCAAACTAAATTGACTGGGATCAAAGACCGAATACCAGATTTTGAAGACATTGTCAGGAAGAGCGGCTTAGCTGAAATAGACGCTATCTGGGCTCTAGCTGATACTGTTGATAATGCTGGCGAAACAATGCATGAAATTGCGAAGAGCCCTGAAAAAACTATTCAAATTTTAAGTGCGTTGCAAGTCGGTGGTGTTCAAGTTGCGCAAAATTATATTCAAACTTTATCTAGCACGATCAAAGCAAATGACGCGGCAAAGGCTGCGCCAAAAGTTAACGCGCCGCTAGATAAAATCACGCCCTCTAACACAACCGGCTCAGGTAAATCTGGCGATTTTTCTGTTAGTGAGTGGAGAAAGATCCACATGAAAAAAAGTAATCGCTAAATATATTGACCTGAGCTTTAAAATACTTTTATTAGAGGTTTAATATCTTATGTCATATCCAGCAAACACGTTTCAAAACGTAGCAACGTACCAAAAATCAGGCCTAGGTTACATGATCAATATGTTTTGCGGTATTGCAACCGCGAACAAAAAGTTTGAAAATTTTCAAGACTTTATTGGCAACCTAGGTGACACAGTTAACTTTTCCCGCCCCCCACGATTTATCGCAACTGATGGATTAATTGTGTCATGGCAACCTGCAGTGCAATTAGTGCAATCGTTAACTGTTGATAAATCTAAAAGTGTGGGTTACTCAGTTACTAATACACAATTTATTTTTAATGCCGAAAAATATGTTGATGATTTTAACACTGCTGCAGTCAGCGAATTAGCATCGGCGATCGAGTCTGATCAATGGGGTGTTGTCGAAACAAATACGTACCGTATTTTTGGTGATTTCACGATCACAAGTGGCGTTTCTAAGATGAACGAAATTTCGTCGTTTCAGCAATTAGCACAATCGATTTCAAACTTTGAAGATTTTGGTTGCCCTAAAAACGGAAAATTAAAATACTACATTCCGTCCGTAAAACAAGCAACAATCGCAGGCTCTGGGCTACAGCAATTTGCGTTAGATCGTAACAATGAGTTAGCGGCAACTTGGGAAGTTGGCGATTTTGGTAACGCGATGTTTTACCAGTCAAATTTATTGCGTATCCACACGTCCGGTACGATCGGCAACACGGGCGCAGATATTGAAATAGTTAGTATTGACGCAACTGGAACACTCCTTAGCATTACAACCACTCCAAGCGGAACATTTAAAGCAGGCGATATTTTACGCTTTAAACCGGCCGTAGTTAACTCTGATGTTAAATTTTTAACGTACATCGGCCACAAGCCGTGCTCGCAAGGTGCAACCGTGCGTGTTACTGCAGACGCAACTGCTCTAGTTGGTACTGGTGCTGTAACGTTGAGTATTTATCCCGCGTTAATTAGCGATCTAACTAACGCTAACGCAAATATTGATACTCCAATTGTTGCTACTCAAGTTATGCAAGCGTTTCCAAACCACCGCATGGGCTTGATCGTTGGTGGCGATGCGCGTTATCTCGCAATGCCGCGATTGCCTGAACAAAGCCCGTATATTACAGTTAACGATTCAGACCCTGATAGTGGTTTGTCATTCCGCATCGTGTACGGTAGTGTGTTTGGCGGAAACCAAATGGGTATGGCGTTAACAGCACTATACGGCTTTACCATGGTTGACGATTACGCACAGCGTGTTGCGTTCCCTGTGTCGTAAAAAGAAGGTGGTGGCATGGCTTATCTGGCGTCTGAGCTATTAATTAAGGCACTGCGAACCTCTGGGCTCGTTAGTGCTGATATTGGTAATCAGCCGTCAGCGCCACAGATGGTGAGCGCACTTTTTTTACTTAACGAGATCATATCTCAGTTAAATATTAATGGTGCGCTTTTACCGTACACAACTACAACTGATATTGATCTAGTTGTTGGACAAGAAAAATACGAAATACCAGCTCTAATAGAGCTCCAAGTTTTAACATTTTACTTAGACTCGATTCGTTTCCAACTTTACAACGACGGACGCGCAGATTATTTTGGCTCGCCAAGAGCTGATAATATTAATTCGTTACCGTATAAGTACCACGTGGAACGATCGCCTAGCGGCAGCACAATATGGCTATATTTTAAGCCATCACAAGAATTTCCATTACAAATTACAGGTTTATTTGGCTACACGCCTTTAATTATTAGCACAGATATATCTGCTATGTTTGACGAGTTTTATCGTAAATTTTTACGACTGCAGTTAGCAGAATCAATTTGCAATTATTACAACCTCAGCATGCCTACTGGAAGTGCCAAGGATTTGATGATGATCAAAGATCAATTAAAATATATTAATGTGCCCGATCTATCGGTACAAGCTGAAAACATGCTCGGCGGCAGATCGTTTTTAAATTACGCGCAGGCAACTTTTAGAAACGGATTTATACCAACATCATGAGCATAAAACAACTACAAATTGTCGGTGGCTCGAAGCCCGGTCGTTTTCCGAAATTATCGGACGAAGCAAGTTATAATTTTTTTCCGATCGACGGTGGAATGATGACGTACCCCGGATATCGCTCAGTTGCAACGCTAGGAACTGGTGAGGGTCGTGCATTTTATCATTCCGTACTTGGTGGATTTGCGATCGCTGTGATTGGCAATACTGTATACAAAATGCAAGATATGAGCTCTGGCTTATCAATTGGCACGCTTTCGACAAGTGTCGGTTTTGTTTATATTTCTGAAAACGGAAATTCAGAAATTTGCTTGTCAGATAATGCCGTATTTTATGTTTACAAATATTCGACACCTTCTAGTTTTGCGGCTCAAATATTAACTGTTAGCCCTGGCATGATCGCCGAGGCATTAGGTTATATATTTGTTGCGGCAAATAATTCCAACACTTTTATTTATAGCAAGGTTAACAACGCTACCGATTTCCCGCTGCAAAATACGGGATCATTGGGTTCTGACAGGGTCACGGGGGTAGCCAACTTAAACGACTGGATATATGTTTTCGGTCAGCGCACTACAAAAGCGTGGCGAACCGTCGGGGCAGCAATCAATCCGTTTCAGCTGGACACGTCTAAAGTTTATCAATATGGCTGCTTAAATGCTGCATCTATTGCAACCGACGTTGAAGTGCTGGCTTGGTTTGGTGTTACAAAAACTGGCAATGCGTCAGTGATGGCTGTGATTGGCGGTGGTGCGCCGCAAGCTGTTACCACTGATGGATTTGATTATTTATTTTCAAATCTTGCAGCGGCTGCAAGCTGTTCTGCGTTTATATGGAAGCAAGATGGGCACACATTTTACCAGTTAACATTTTTTGATCCGCGTGATAATTGGACTCTAGTAGTCGACTTCACAACCAAAGCTTTTTTTTACGCAACCGATCCTTTTTTGAATTTGCACATTGCAAAAGAGATGATCAACTTTAATCAAAAGTACTATTTTTTAAGCTTTATCGACAATAAAGTTTATACAATTAGTTCTGATATTGGTGGTGGTGATGGGGAGATAATCCCTGCTATTCGCATTACGCCGCCATGGCGCCAAGAAAGCTACAAACTTATTCGCTACAAAAAATTAGAAATAATTGCAGAACAAGGTGTATCGCCCGACGCCATGAACATGGACGTTTCTTTTGCGTCAGACAATGGTAATACGTCATTTGATATGGCGGAGCGGATCCCATTTGCGCCGCTTGGTGTTAAAAATTGGACGTGCCGAGTATTTCAGCTAGGAGCGTCTCGTGAGCGCAGTTTTAAATTTGCGTTTTATGGTAAAAATAGGTTTGTTATTTTAAGCGGTTACATTGAGGTTGAAGATGCAGATATTTAATTTGCCGAATGGCGATCTAGTTAGCAAAGACGGAAAAATTAAAGACGAATGGCAAAAATCTTTCAGCAGTTTATTCCAACAGGCGCAGCGCGAATTAGGTACTGAGGGATTTTTAATACCGAGCCAACAAGCCGCCACCGTTGACGTTAAATCTGGCGTAGAAAATTCTGGTTTGTTAGTAGTAGATATCGATCGCAACGCGCTAGTAATAAATTTAAATGGCGTTTTGTACACTGTAAACGTGACAGCAATATAGTAGGTGATTTATGGGTTTTTTTGACAATTTAGTAGACGGTATATTTAACGGTGGCGCTAGCGCATCAGATGCGGCGATGGAGCAATACAATAAAATACCCGGCGTTTATGATAAATATTTATCGCCTTATATTAATCGCGGCGACCAAGCGTACGACAAATACAACGCCGGTTTAGACAGCATGATGGTAAATG